ATATTCTTAAACCACCTGTGTACTCATCATAAAAGTGTACATTGTTAGTAACTTGGTCAAATGCAGCCTTTTGCCACATCTCAAAGAAACTTCTTTGTCTTAAATATTTGTCACAATATATTGACATTGTAATTTCACCACTAAAACTATGGCCATTTACAATTTGTCTTTTAGGTCCATATATTTTTAAATCTGTTGTATCAAGGTTTCTACCTGGCATATCAACACTATCTACATAAGCTCTTAAACCTCTTTGTATTTTATTACCAACTGTAAGTTCGTTTGTAAGTGTAGTTCTTTGTAATTCGTTACCTCTATCTACACCTTGACTACCACCTGGACCTTGTGCTGAACCACCGTCAACACCTTTTGGTAAAATAAAGTCAACCATAAATCTACTTGGTCTTGCAAAGCCTTCGCCCTCAGCAATAGTAGCCATCATTCTACCTATTGTAGATTCAGGATTAGGCCCCATTGTACGGCCTAATCGCTTATCGCCTTGTACATCATTCAATGACTTATCTCTAGGAATACCTAGTCGAATGTCAAATCCACCTATTCTTCTACCGCCTCTTAAAATTGCCATTTTACTTTACCTTGTTTGCTAACCTTTTTCTATTCTTCAAATGTGCTTCTTCAACTAAATCTTTATTCTGTCCATAATATGGTACTGCATAACCTTTATCACACATTTTTTGATTTACTGACTTACCGTCAATCCATATATCGCCTAAAATACGACCAAATTTACCTGTTTCATCACCTTTGTAGGTTTTAACTGTAATTTTCTTACCAAGTGCTAATTCAGCTTTCAGGAAGTATTTAGACAATAAACCATACTTCTTTTCTTCTAAATCTCTTGTTCTACTCTCTGGCGTGTCAATACCAAATAGTCTTACTCTTTGTTGATATAGAATATCAAATCCCATATCTAATAATACATCAATTGTGTCACCATCAACTATCTTTGTTACTTTTTTTACTCTGTAACTGTAGTCTGTAGGGTCACCTAGTTTTTGTTTTGCCATTATAGTACCTTGCCTTTATTAACACCTGATTTGATAACATATTTTTGTGTACCATTGGCGCCGACCTCTACTTCTTTTCGTAGATTTCTTGTTAAATTTAATTCTTGTTTTTTTCTGTACACTTGTTTTGCGTGTTCAGTTATTTGTTTTGTTCTATCTCTGTCCATTATATTTTTCTCCTACTGTCAGCAAACACAGAGCCAATACTTCTTTTCTTAAAGTTAGCTACTGGTAAATATACTGCAATTGCCATTTCATCTACATCAATTCTTCTAAATCCTGTCTTACATTGTTTATACAGATATTTTTTTATCGCTGGTCTGATTAGGTTTATACTTGCAACATCACCATATGACGCTTCAAGTTTTGTGCTACTATCAAATTGATTATTATTAGCAAACTTTTGCATACGCTCAAGTAATCTAAATCTCAATGGGTATGGTAAATAATGAAAGTTTAATCCCATAAAACCACCTTTGATAGGTTCTAATGGTAAAACTAATGGAAATGTATCGTAAAAAGGTAATGTTTTTTTGTACTTTGGGTCATAAACAAAGAAGTTCATACGACCAGCACTTGGTTGGCCATTGATACGGCCTTCTCTCATTAACTGGTTTTGTGAAGTTCTATCTGCAATTAAAGACACAGCATTACGATACCATGTGGTAGCTCGCTGTTGTCCACCTTGCAAATCTTTTAAAGGGTCGAATATAGTTTTAGCCATACTACTATTTATATAGCTTTCCAATAAAAAACCCACCGATATCGCTATCGGTGGGCAAAGTGTTTAAAGCGGAGAGATTTACTCTTCCTCTGCTAATTTACTAAAATAGTCAAGTGTATCGTCTTCGTCACTTGCTACTGGCATAGCCATTTCACTAGCAGCTGGTTGAGCTACTTCAGCACTTTTCACAGGTGCAGCCGATTGAGCAGGCGGGAGGTCTGCCATTTCAACTGTTTCTGTGCTTCGTACTCCTGAAATTACCCTATTCAGTTTCTCTTTGAGTTCGTCATAGGTTTTAAAATTATCAGCAGCCACGAAAGGTTTTAGAGGATATTGCTTCTCCCAAATAGCTTTGATTTCATCATCATTGCTTTTGACAGGAGCTGGTCCCTCAAACTCGGATTTATCGTAGTTCCAGTAACCATCAACTTTTCTCAATTTCAGTTTAAAGTTTGCACCTTTCCAGAAATCAAATGGGTTGATAGGTTGTTCATCTTCAAATGCTGGTTGCATTGCTTCAGTAATCTTATCAAAGATTTTCTTACCGAATTTAAATAACGCAACTCTACCCTCATTCTCAGGATGTTTTGGGTCGCTCACCACTAGAATATTAGCGTAGTAAGATAATTTTCTTTTACGCTTTCTAGCAATCTCTTTATCAGAATCCACACCAGTATTCCACAATCTTGTGTTTTCCTCTGATACAGGATCCTTGTTACCAAGTGTAGTCAAACTGTTTTCAATATACCAACCACCTTTGTCTTGGAAGGCATGTGACCATACTCTCTGCCACGGCATATCTTCACCGTTTGAGGCAGGTAAGAAACGAATAACAGCATAGCCGTTACCAGTTTTATCCATCTCAATTTTCCAGAGTCTATCGTCTTGGTATTTGTTTTTGTTTGATTGGTCCTCTGGTTTAAGATTTTGTTCCAGAGCTTTGGTTAATTTGTCAAAGTTACTTGACGAGGTCTTTAATGATTCGAAATCCATATTATTCTCCTAATTGTATTTTCGTATTGTTGTTTTCGTATTGTCTGTTTTAATCGACACTATTATTTATAAGAGTTGTTAGCTCTATTTTCAAAGCAATATGCGAAATAGGTGGGACTTTGGAATTACCCACAAGACAACGACCGGATTCCATCCTATACGCCATCAACCAGTTTCCTCCTGTCGGAAGTGTGACCAATAACTTGTGAAGTTACCAGCCTGGGAACAACCCCTAAACTGCCAAGTTCGACCCTCTGGTGAAAGCCTCTTCCTTGCACTATAAAAAGAAAATAATTAGTTTTCTTTTGCATATTGTATTCTATTATACACTATTCCACCCTTTTGTCAAGCGTAGGATAGCCAATATAAAATAAATTCTTTCCTTCGTATTTTTGCCATTCCTTGATAGGTTCTGCAATCTTACCTTGGTCAGGATTTACCTTATAAAACTTTACATCAGGATTCCAGTCCATCAATGTGTACCATTGGTCAACCCAATTCACATGAGGTGTGGCTCCTTGTTCTTTTGGTACATAATTTTTAGTACCAGCAAAGATATTATTTACATGATTGGTTTCTGACACCAAATCTTGGCCAATCAAATAAATCTCCTTTGCACCATATTTCTTAATGGCTATATGACCTGACATTGGACCACAAGCCCATCCAAGGTCTTTACCATCACCTAAATCACTAATGTTGTGTGACCTATCATTCTCATAAATCCAACTCACATAACTAAAACTTTTATTAATCTTTTCTTTGTTTTTGGTTTTATCTTGTCTAATAATACTTACAATTCCAGATAAATTAGAGCCGTGCATAACAAACTCACTAGCATTACCTCTGTCATTTTCATATAAACCGTCCCATTGTTTCTTAACATTATTTACTTCGTTAAGATTTAGACCAGCATATAACATCATTTCATAATGTATTGCTGGCACTTTAGTCCAATTTCTACCATAGAAGTCAATCTCACTTGCAATACCTGATTGATAAGCTTCGTGCATAATACCATTATCAACACACACTAATACATCAGGTTTAAAATCTCTGTAAATGGCATTACACCCCATAATGGTGCCTTTGCCTCTTAACTTATTGAGGTCAAACCCTAATCTACTTGTACCATTTCCTATACAGAATGCTTTATCCATTAAACCAACTATTCATTATTCCTAAACCATAGATTGCCACACTTACTGCATTTAAAACAATCAATGCTCTATCATGCCACAATATACCTACTATCAACCAGCCTGTCATACCAACCAATGCAACATATAAGTTTAAAGGAAATATATTTACTGAAGTCATCATCATTGCAACTATTAAAAACACACTACCTGTCCATTTAATATACCAAGACAGGTCACCTTTTGGTGTAATCTTTTTATATACTCTACTAGAATTTAATTGTTTAATTTTTTCGTCTAGTTTTTCTCTAATAGGTTCTATTGTCATAATCCACTTCTATATAAATCTCATTGCTACTAACCAACCAAATACATTTACGATTGTAAAATATCCAACTAACATTGTTGGCCATGCTAGTTTTCTTCGCCAATGTGCATACACGGCTGTTAAACTACCTATAAAATAACCTGGGTAGATATATCTCATATCAGGATTATCTGCTGTAAGAGCCATTGTCATACTTGCTACAAGTATAAAAATGAAACTGGCCATTTCGTAGTAAAATGCCACCTTATCCGATTGATAAGATGATAACCAAAAATCTTTTATTGTGTTCATACAAATATCTCCTTCATAATCAATTTACATTCTGTGTCATTATATATCACAAAAGGTTTTAGTTTGGCAAGCCTCATTGCAATTTTAGGCCAAACAACTTTCTCTTTAATTGTTTTATTCCAAGTCTTACTATACGATAATACTGAATCAAGAATGATGGCGGACTGGCTATCAATTTTCCCTTGAATAAGTAAACGCAAAACTCGTGGATGTTGTCCATTATCAGAAATAAAGCCATCATTAAAAGAAATACCATCGCTGATAAACCTATCATTAAGTAAGCTACAATCGCTTCGAAAGTGATAATTAACCGATTCTTTATACTTTCTAAACCGTAAATATGTGTTATTGTATTCATCTTCTAATAATTGTTTTGACCATACTTTATCATTCTTTGCAAAGTTACTTACAAAAAAATCTACAATCTCATCCTCTTTATACTTTTTACTAAGCTTGTGAAAAAAATATCTATCATTCCTACTTGTAAATGTATCCAGTTTCGCATTGATTTTACCCTCATATTTGGCATAATCATACTTAGGCGAAGAAAAATGTAACTTGATGGCCAAGTAAGTTTTATATACTGAAAATCCGTCATACATTTCGGTTCCTTCGGAAATATCTACGCCATAATGCTGACCTTGTCATTGACACTACGGTGAATATTAATGCTATTCCCATGCTATCAAATATACTAGGGTGTAAATCAAATAATGGAAATATCAATAACTGTATAAGAACAGCTAATATAAAACCACTACCTACATCTATTACACTTTCAAATATATCTCTAGTCATCATTTAATTTGTATTCAAAGTTTTGTGTTTCCTCATTTATATGAATTTGTTTGGCACCATTTCTAATATGAAAATGTGTGGCCATTGGTGTTAATGGTGATAATGTTACCAATCTACCAAAATTTTGTGTGTCTGCCCATTCAGCAAGTTTTTTAATTATCTCTTTACCTGCACCTCTTTTCCTAGACCATACAGTATAAGCAACTAAAATTTCGCCTCGCTGACCATCTTGGTTGGCAGCTTGCGACATATAATCCATTTCTCTTACTGTAAAGGGTATTTCAGGACAATATGCAACACAAACAATCGCCTCAATTTCATTATCATACTTCAGGCCAAATATCTTTCGACCATTCTGTATTCTAAAACCAAGGGTCAGCTCAGGTCTTACAGGATCCTCTGATACATCAATGTCATCTAGTTCGACAAGTTCAGTACCTTTGACCCATTTAAAAAAATCATCTACACTATCTTTAAATTTCTTCATCTATTCTCTTTCAAGTAAATATTTCGCACTAATCGGAAAATGGTCTTTTAAATGTTGAGCCATTTGTATTGCAATCATTCTTGTTTCTTCTTGCGAATCTGATTTAGTTCTCAAATTACATACACGAACAAATGCCATCAATGAACCAGTCCAATACCACTCTGTCATCATATTTTGTGGTAATACCATTCTAGCCATTTCAGGAGCTACACCTACTTTTAATAAATTATTATATGTTTCTCTTACAAACTGCATTGTAGATGAAATATCATATTCGATTTCATCTTCACTTGACCCTTGTTTTTTATTTTCTGGTTTACCACGCCAAATAAATGGTGTATAAAACTCTGGTTCACTATCTACATATCTTCGACTAACTTCATTCCATACTAAACCTACTTGATGTTTTACAAGTTGTCTTGCAACAAACACAGGCGCTTTGATTAGAAATTGTAAAGTTGTATGACCAAATGGTGACCAATGGTCATGCTCTGCAAGATATTTAATTAATCTTTCATCTCCTTGGTCGATTACATCTTTTCTTTTGGCAAATGAAACACGAGCTGCATTAACAACTGATAAGTCACTACCCATTTTATCAATTAGTTGTATGTTCATATTGGTAACTTTCCTTGTGGTGCTGATGATGAGTTCTTTAACAATCGTAAATTGATTGCGTCTGCTTTGATTTTTTCTTTTAGTGGTTTGGAAATAAGACTTCCAACTGTGCCTGGATCCAGGTCTTTTTCTTTACAAAATTCTAAAATGGCGTCCATTAGACTACATCTTTTTTCTTTTGCTATCTTCTCTATTTTTAAACTAAATTCTTTGCTTTTCATGTAATCATTATACCATATTATTAATAAAAGTCAAGCGTGGATTGTTTCTGTTTCGAAGTACAATCCACAAAACTCAAAGCGGTTATTAAGCCGCTAATGCAAAGTTATTATCGTTTGCGTTTAATTAGCAGTTAAGGTTGCCACCTATTAATCTCTTACAATTTTCTCAACACCTGTCGAATCCTGTATCAGCCCCGTCATAAGCACACTATTTGCCTTTACCACTCAAATATCTAATCTGGCGTTCTTCTTCTTTTTTGACCCATTTGTCAAAGTAATTTTTAATCCAATTAAACATTTTTACTCCTAGTGTGTTTATGGTGGAGCTGGAGGGAATCGCACCCTCGTCCAGCATGTCTACCATAATTGTCGTCAACGACTAATTCTTATAAATCCAAACCTTTTAAATTAAAACTTGGATTAATTGTTGTATCAAAACTCTTATATAAAATACATGTTTCAGTACCGTCTGGTTTCCCTATAGTTACCATTTGTTCCGTTGTAGTTGGTTTTATCCACATTGTAACAACAAATGCTATATTACCATCTTTTTTACCATCAACTTTACCAAATGATACTGTAAATGGTACCATACCATCTTCAGCTATAAACTCTAACATAGGTTTAGTCTGACCGCATATAATCGGTGCAGCTGAAGGCCAAAATTCATAATGGTCATCAGCAGTTGCACTCACCGAAAATAATGCTACAGCTATGGTACTAAACATTCCCATAATTATTCCTGATATGATTTTTTTCATGTAAGCCCTCCTTTTAAAAGATAGGGACTAACTATTTGTAGTAATTTTATCTTTGTTTAGGTCTTCATAATATTTATAAAAACCAGCGATTTGTTCCTTTAAAGGTTCAATAAAATCTTTCTTCTCTTTAACAAATGTTTGTACATTACCATCTTCACAAGCAATAAGAACAACGATTTGTTCTATGGGAGTTCCGAATAGCTCTTCGTACATAATAGCATAGGCAGTACATTGTTGAAAATAACCTTGTACCCAATCCTCTTGCTTATATTTGTTAGAAGTTTTGAAGTCAATTACTGACAACTTACCATTGTATTCAGCAACACAATCTACTTGACCTGCAAGTGTTAATTGTTTACTGTACATGATTGCCTCTAACAAGTGTACATTTGTAATCTGGTCAACATATGGTTTGATTAGTCTGAATAGACCTAAAGGCAACACAGCTCTTTCGCTTGGTGTTTCACCTTTCATATATTGTTCAACTAATGTGTGTGTCGCTTTACCACGACCAGCAGCTCTACGCATTTCATAATTGGCAACATCTTCACCAATTGAAGCACGCCACTTTTTAATACCATCGCCGGTATTATAACCTAATACTGTAGTGACCGAGGGATAGTTATGACCTTCAATGTCATAAAACCTAAACCCGTCAATACGCTTACCTTTAGTTTTTGGAAGTTTACTCTCATCCAGTTTTACAAATTCAAACGTCATTATATTCTCCTATTTAATCTTACTTCACTATTATATACCATTCACAACTGAATGGCAAGCCTTAAATGCCTTTTGTGGCATATAAATTGTTTAGATAATCTCTAATTGACCTATATTTCTCATCTAACTTTCAGCTAGTCATTGTTTTAGCTAACTCGGTAGTTTCTGTAACTCGTCTTGTCCAACCTCTACCAAAAGTATCAAAGGTACTTAACTTTTCATAGTAACCTTGTCTTGCTTCTTGGAAGTTTTCAATAGACTTATTAATACCGTGTTCACTAACATATGCTTCTACAGCTTTCAATGTATTAGGACCAATACCACCATCTGCAACAGTACCAATCATTGTTTGTAGGTACTTCGCACTTCGGCCTGGACCAGCATTTACACCAAAATCAAAAACACATAAGTCCAAACCTCCAGGTAAATCGTCACCTTTCATTTTGTCCCAATATCCTTTTTTATAAATTGGTGCTACATCTTCAACTGTTAAGTCTTTCATATTTTTTGTGCCACCGTGTTCTTCATAAACTCGTTTAGTAACACCTAAATTCGTTTCACCACCTGGGTCTTTTGGATGATTTACATACCCACCCTCATGGTGTAAAATAGCTTTTAAGCATTTATCGTAATTTGATTGCATTTTAGTTCCTTGTTAATTTGAGTATTTTCTCAATTTGTGCCTTGATAATTGGACCTCTGTTAGGCCAATGAATATAAGGCTCGTCTGATTTTTGTAAGTTATACAAGAAAGGTAATATAATTTTTTCTATATCAGAAAACCTTTTCTTTGTATCTTCGTCTGTCACCGTTTTTGTTACCGTTTCTTTGTCGGCTACAATCTGCATAATTTCATTCATCATTGACTTAATATCGCCAACATCTGATTTAACTTTTGAGATTTCTAATTTACTGTCTTCAACTACTTTAGGGTCAACACTAGGTTTCGCCTCTGGTGTAGCTGAAACTGGCGTCATACCCCAATCATCTTGTAGGTCAAACCCTCTCATATAATCTGGTATATCTTTATTTGCCATTTTCTTTCCTTTGTGCGGCCTGTCGTTTTTTATGTTTTTCTAAGACAGCTCTTGTTTTAATATCTTTCGTGCTTTTATTTCCGTATAAGTCATGCACTTTACTACCTTGGTGGGCGTCACCGATACGACTTAACATATCTTTCCAACCACCATCAGTTTTCATCTGACCTATACCCATTACACCACTACTAATATTTATCTTACTTACTAGTTGTTTAATGTGTTTATTCTTCTTTAGGTATTCTTCCTTTTCAGCTATAGACATCATATCTGTCCAGACTTTACCAGTTTTTTTATCTTCAAAATCGTATGTTGGCACTTTTAGTCCTCTGTAGGAAAGTATTTGTTTAACATTTCTAGTTGGTCATCATATTCAGCGATAAACTTTAATTCTTTTTCTAATGTTTCAACATGGTCGCTATGTTCAGCTACACCTTGAGCATTCTGTAAATGTACTTCTACATTAGCAATGTGTTTATCAATATGACCTTGTGCGTGTGACTTTAATGCTTTGATTAAATGTGTTCTACTCATTTTGTTCCCTTTATATTAATGCCTGTTCTTGTGCTTCTTTCACACCATCAATGTACCAGGCAGGCACAGTTGACGGAGATTTCCAAGTTGCAAATCTCTGCTTCTCGTAGATATAATACTTCTTATAACTAGCAACTGAATCACCAGGCACCTTGCAATAATCTGGCATAGCAGGTGGTGGGTCTGTTGCAATGGTATTTAGTGAGATATTTTTAGGCGGATACATTAATGCACCCTCTAACAATTGTACTGTCTTATGGTCTAATATATGACCATATCTCATTTTAAATTCTGTATTCAAGGCCATCATGTGTTTGTATAACCAATGATAGTTATAAGCACTTTGCATAACCCATACTGTACTAGGATGTCCTGTATGACAAGCTTTGTACAATGTTTTTTCCATGTTAGAATTAGGATGTTTCCATCTTTTAATCTTACGGCCTGCTTTTGTTTTATCAATATACTCTTTACCATCAATCATACGGTGGGCAGTAGATAACATCTGTGCTGATTCTACAATCATTTTAACTACATGTTTGTCACATGATAGTTGAGCCGCTTTTATAGGGTCTTTATCTAAATAAAAAATATTCATATCAATTTATCACCTTTCTAAAGTAGTCCTCTCGGTCATACTTCTTACATAATATAGAAAAGACATTGTACCAATAATTCTTTGCCCAATCGGTCATAGAATCTTTACACATTTTTTCTGCGTTTTTGATACGCCTGTCTTTTAGTTCTTCACTTGGATTATCAATTGTCATGTTTACCATTATATACTACTTTCCATCGTTTGGCAAGCCTACGGTTGCTTCGATTTCTCATTCCAGTCCATTATCTGGTCTAATTTCAGTTTAATTTCATCAGGATCCAGGTCTTTTAATTCTTTGGCACCTAGTTTTCTAACAAAACCTTTATAATCTCTTTCTTTTTTTCGTAGCTTGGCACTTTTGGCCTTCTCCCTTGCCAATTCTTTGGAAAGGTTTACCTTTTTGGTATTTTGTACCTCTGCCTTTTCTTCACTTCTAGTTCGTAAAGATATATTGGCCGCTATCAATAACAATACTGCTAATGGGTCAAATACAAATATCAATACAATGATTACCCACCTTACAGCCTTGTCAAAATGGTCTTTTGCCTCGTCACCATATATTAACTCTGCAATATATTTAATTGGTCCTACTTCGGCTTCAATCTTATCTTGTTCTAATTTTAATGCACCTTTTTGGTCTGATAGTTCAGCAATCTTATCACTTGCCTCGTTAATGGCAAGCGTTAAAGCGTCCCTTTCAGGTTTCTGTTTCTCTCTTTCTTTTAAACCTCTTGTAACATATTCCATACCAATATATGTTTCAAGTGTTTTATCTAAAAGAGTTAGAGTTTTATTTGCTCTATCAATTGTTAATTGTTGTTGATTTATTTGATTATCAATTAATTCTATTTTAATATTATTAGATGATGTTGGTTGCACTTGGTCTAGGTGTGCCTTTGATAAGAAACCAAAGATACCCATTGATGTGATAAAAATTAATACTACAACAGCAAATGTAAGATATAGTTTTATTGTTTTTGGTACAAGTTTATTGCGCCAGTTATTATATAACCATGAGGCAGCTACAAGTTTACCAACTTCTAAAGCACTACCCATAGCAATAATAGGTACAACTGCACCTGCGAATAAAGTAGCCAATCCCATAATAGAATAACCAGCGGCTATTACAGATATAGAAATGGCACTTAAAAAAGTTATTATAATCGTTAGCATATTAGTCCTAATTTAATTGTGGTATATCGTATTCAGTTCTTAATTTTTTGATAATACTTTTTAACTTTGGAAAGTATTTTTTATCAGCTGCATAAGCACCAAGTGTTTCAACATATAATAATGAATCTTCTATACCGTTATCTCTTAATTCTCTGTACTTTTCGTAAGCACTACCACTATTTAGTATATCCATATAATGTTGTACACTATCACATTCGTGCATATAGACTCTAACACCCCATTTTTTAGGATTATTACTAGGTAACATATGTGGTTCTCTTAAATCATATGTACGAATACCAAACAGATTTTTACCCTCTAGTGAAAATCTACTATTACCCCAACCACTTTCTAAAGCCGCCTGAGCCAATAGTATCTCATAGATTACAGGTGTTACATCTGTTGTTGTATTGTAAATATAGTTTACACAAGCACCTACACTATTAATAAATGTTTGATTGTTTGCCCTTTCAAAATCTGGCAATTCATATGTGGTGATTGCTTCTAAAGTTTCAACAATGTCCTCTACTTCTTTTTCAAGTATTAAAGCTTGTTTATCTTCTTTTGCACCCTCAACTACAGTATAGATACCTACACCAAACAAAATGACCGTAACAACCATTAATGTTTGTAAAATTGTTTTGATTTTTTCTTTCATTACGCACCTACATTTGTTCTCATTACAATGTATTGGAAACCAGTAATAGTTTCTGCGTCATCATAATCATTAGCGCCCACCTTAATGGGGACCATTTTCTTTTGAACGAAGGCCAGACCAGGGGTATCCTGTATCTTAAACATCTTCTTAAATAGTTTTTCTGATTGTCGTTCAGTAAGATTATCCTGAACATCTTTAGACCAATTACCTGTGTAATAAGTCATCTTGTTTTCTTTACCTGCTTCTCTAAACTTAATTAGTCTTTCAGGTATTGCTTCAATCTCTGATTTTAACCATCTGTCAATTACTTTACTCGCCATAATATATTCTCTCCTTTAGTTATTATAAATCTGCAATTTTGAATTTTCTAATAACATTCTTTGTTGGTATAACTGT